ATGCTAATGTTTTAAACCCAAAAGTAGTCGCTCGTAAGGTATCAGAACGTATCAGACAGGGTAAAAAGATAGTTATGGGTGAAATTATAAGGGATTCTGGATATGCTGTTTCAACTTCCTTACGTCCTTCTCAAATAACAGAATCAAAAGCATACCAATCTGAAATAGCACCTTTTGTTACACGTATGGAGAGATTGCGTGATAAGATACTCGCAGAGATGGATAAAAAGGATTTGAATAAGGAGCAATTCACTAATCTTTCAAACTCTTTGCGTAATCTCACACATGATATCCAACTCACACGAGGAAAGGCTACAGAGAATGTTGCTATAAATGATTATAGAAACTTAACAAACGAAGAACTTGATAAACTACTTGAGACAGAACCTAATTCGGGAGAAAGTGTTAAGGGAGAAAGCAAGGAGAAATCTACTTGACTTCGTAACCTACAATTATCCTGACTATGATATAAATTGGCATCATCGGGTGCTTGCTTCTAAGTTGGAAGGAATTGAGCAAGGCAAGATAAAGAAGTTGGCGGTGTTCATGCCTCCACGTCATGGAAAGTCTGAATTAACATCACTACAATTCCCTGCATGGATGTTAGGTAGAAAACCAAATACTCGTATCATCATGTCGTCGTATAACGATAACCTTGCAACTGATTTCGGAAGACGTACACGAAACTTAGTTGATACGCAGGAATATCGTAACGTGTTTGATATTAGGCTCGCACAGGATTCTACATCAGCAGGACGTTGGAATACGAATAAAGGCGGATATTACGTTTCAGTAGGCATTGGTGGTGCGGCAACTGGTAAGGGAGCTGACATCCTAATAATCGATGATCCGCACAAGAACCGCAAAGAAGCTGAAAGTCCTTTGAAGCGTAAGGAAGTATTGGAATGGTATAGGTCAGTAGCTAAAACACGTCTATCGCCTGAAGGTGCTGTTATCCTCGTTCTTACTCGTTGGCATGATGCAGACCTTGCCGGAGAGATACTTGATGACACATGGGATATCATCGACTTCAAGGCTATTGCAGAACAAGACGAGGAGTATCGTAAGAAAGGCGAGGCATTGTGGCCGTCTAAGTTTTCTTTAGCGTGGCTTGAACAGCAGAAGAAAGACATCGGTACATTTGAGTTCTCGTCGCTCTATCAGCAGACACCTCTTGACCCTGAACACGTTGAGTTTAAGCAGAAGTATTTCAAAAGTGTTAAACTTGAGGAAGTCTTAGCGAAGTACACAGAGAGATTCTTGACAGTTGACACGGCTATATCCAAAACAACTTCATCAGATTCAACCGGCCTCATTGTAAACTTCGTGGATGAGAAGCAGAGTTGGAGCGTGATAGCTAAGAAGAAGAAGATTGACACCGCAGAGCTTATCAAAGAGCTGTTTGATTTACATGCTAAGTATAAGTTTGTTAGAATAGGGATAGAGAATACGATTTTATATCAAGCCGTCTATCCGTTTCTAGTTGAGGAACAGGCTAAAAGAAATATCTATCTACCAATCACGCCTGTAAAGCATAACGGCATAGCAAAAGAGATACGCATACGAGGATTGCTTCCGAGATACGAGAGTGGCTCGGTATATCATATTGAAGGCGAGTGTGAGGAGCTTGAATCAGAGTTATTACGCTTTCCAAAGGCTACACATGATGATTTGAGTGATTCGTTAGCATATCAAGTGCAGATAGTAACGCATGTGAATACTCCCAAGACCTATTACGAAGAAGTCAGAGAGGAAATGGCAGTCGATAAGAGAACCGGCTATCTCAAATAGTTATCAACAGTTGACAAACATTTATTCAGTATTATAATTACAACATCTATGCCTCCTATTTATAACAATAAGAGTTCAAACGGATTCGGATCACCTGAAAATGGTGGAAAACCTTTTGGTCCTAAGTCAGCGTATACTCCAATGAAGCTAAAAGTATTATCTAAACCTACAAAGCCAGCGAAGATGCCTAAGCCTCCAAAGTTCAATAAGAAAAATACGACTAAGAATAGTTGGGGTAAGAAATCATACTGATATGCAAGATGTAGGAATGACAATCGGTGTTGTGTGGGTTCTCATTTTAATAACGATAGGGATATTAACAGCTAAATATTGTGGTTAAAAAAGAAACAAAATCAAAGGATAAACAACTGGATAAAGCAAAAAAGGATAAGTATATAAAGAAGTTTCAAGAGGAGAAACTGTCGGCTATTAAGGCTCGACAGGTTCGCATAAACAACTGGTTACAAAATGAGCAGATGTACAATGGTGTTGCAAGTATCACACTTCTTACTCGTTCAAATCTTCATGTACCAAAAGTATTTGAGACTGTGCAGACAGTATCGTCTAAGATAGGGCAATTACCAGAAGTGGAGTTTGAGACTAAGCCAGAGGGTGATGAAAATGCTTCTGAAATTATGAAAGCGTGTTTTGATGAGGACATGGATGCCTCTGATGCCGATATGGTGGCACAGGACTCCAAGATTGAAGCTGGATTGTATGGGCGTGCAATTTATAAGCTCATACCCTCAAATGAGGGCTGTAAAATTACATTGATTGATACGATGTCGTTTCTCATAAATCCTACTGCTAAGAAAGTAAAGGATTCAATCTACTGCGGACAGCAATTTATATACAAAACAATGGATCAGATTGAAGCTGATGCCGAGGAGTTTGGCTATGATAAAGATGAGATTACGACACTCAAAGCATTTAAAGAGCCAAGCGAAACGTCTGCTAACTATTCAGAGGAAAAGTCTCTTAAAGACTTACGCCTTTCATACTTAGGTTATGCCAATACCACACAACTTGGTGCAAAGATGATTGAGCTGAACGAATGGTATACCATGATAAATAAGAAATGGCATGTGATGACCATTGCTAATGATAGATTCTTATTGCGTTGCGTTCCTGTAAGTGAAGTGGGATTGAAAAGACCACCTTATATTTCATGGGCTACATATCCTCGTGGTGTAGTGTTTTGGACACCATCACCGGCCGATATATCTCGTGACCCTAACCTTGCTATGGACGTTTCCTTGAATCAGCTGATTGATAACAACACTTATAGAAACTTTGGCATGACATTCGTGTCTGCTTCATCGGGCTTAAAACAGTCGTCAATTGTCCCTAGACCTTTAGGTGTAACTCCAGTCAATCTTGGGCCAGAACAATCCATTAAAGACGTTATATTGCCAAATCAGCCACCTGAAATAGGTGATGCCATGAATACTATGAATGCTATTGCAAACATGTCTGACGGTGCAGTAGGCACGTCAGTCTCCGCTCCTCCAGGGCAGAAAGGAAAGCTATCAGCAACGCAACAGGCTCAATTGCAAGGCGTTGCCGAAGCCAAGACCAATCTTTTGAAGCAGAATTTCGTCAAGGCATGGGAAGAAGTCGGTCAAGAGTATTCCGAGATTATGAAGCGATACTTAACTACTCCTCGCAAGGTTAAGGTTAGCGGAAGAAAGGAATTGACAATTGAGGGTGTTACTAAGAAAAACTTTGATGGCGTTGATTTCATCTCAAAAGCCACATCACCAGAAATTACACAGGACAATAAAGCCATAAAGCAAAAGTCTGCACAAGCGGTATATGAGATGTTCAAAGATGATCCGAAAGTACCAGGACAGCAATTCCTCCGAGAGCGTGTAGCAAAGTCTTTTGATTTTACTCCATCTGATATTGATAAGTTATTTAGTGAAGATGATAAGAATGTCCCTACCAGTCCAGTTGCTCCACAATCTCCTGCAACACCTACTTCTACAGCAATACCGCCAACTAATCCCGTCCAGCCTAATGTTACCCAAACGCAAAGTGCCGCACAACTTAATGTCCCTCAAAAAATATAATGTCAAAAAAACTTAACGAATTAGCTCTAAGAAAGAAAGAATATAGCCTTGATGACCAGAGGGTTATAGAATCTTTGCAATTAGAGGCTAAAACTTTAGAAACTATTTCTCAGATGAAAGATACGGCTGGCTGGAAGATATTAGGTTCAAAACTCCGTGAGGAGCTACAAAAAGAAATTGGTGTTGCAGTCAAGGGGAACGTAAAAATCAATGTTCTGCTTGATATTTTGAGTACTGTCGAGACTCAAAGCGCATCAAAATTATTGGAAGAAGAGATAGAAAAGATTATCCCCAGTTAGAGTACTTTGCATTATTAAGTAATATATATTATAATTATGATAACACAAGATAAAACTATCAACGACGTAGAGCTGGATGCGATACTCGCAGACGACTCAAAACCAATCACCGGTGCCGGGGCGTCCGACGGAAAAGGTGAAAAGGATGCAGAGGTATTAGCAGCCGAAGCAAAGGCTAAGGCAGACGCTGATGCAATTGCTACTAAAGAGAAAGCGGATGCGGCACAGGCATCAGAGCGTGAAAATGAGCGAGTCCGCAAACTCGCCGAAGAGAATACAAAACTGAAAGAGCAATTAGCTTCGCAAAATGCGACTGATATTGACAAGTTTGTAAACTCTATCGCAGATGAGCCTTCTCGCAATCTTCTAAAGACATACGGAGATTTGTTACGAGCAGATATTAATAAGCGCATTAATCCTGTCGTAGACAAGTATCAAGAGTCTCGTTTTGAAGATGAGTTTAAACAGTTTGGCGATAAAATCCCTGAACTTGCAGCTCACAAAGAGGAAATTAAGAAGCAGTACATGAGAAATCCCTCCCTAGCGATAAAATCCCTAGTGGGCGATACACTTCTCGATATACAGACTTCAAAGATTAAGCCTCTCGAAACAGACATATCCGTAGCCAATAGAGGAAAGCAGGACATAGGAGATGCTTCGAAGGAAGACCTATATGCTATTTTGGAATCAAGACCGGAACTATAATTATTAGTTAATTTTTAACAACAATGGACTCAATTCACGTCACAAACGGGATCATCGGAAGTCTCTTGCCTACGTTGAAAGCTACAACAACTGGTATTCAAACGACTAATGCAATCAACTTCAAGATTGATGGTCAGGTATACTCGTTGGCTTCTAACTACAATGGAGCTACGGCAAACTACGTTGCTATCCCTTCAACAGTCACTATTCCTGCTGGTTCAACTGGCAGTATCGGTGTTTATGTTAACCCAAACGGATCACTCGCTTTCGTACAAGGCACAAACTTCCTTGATACAACTCTTGTAAACACACCATTCTATGGTTTGGCAGGAACATCAACGACAGTTTATGCAAGTCAGACATCAACATCAATTTACTCAACTATCGGTCTACCTGGTCCAAAGCCTGGTTACGCTCTTCTTGGTTGGGCTATTGTGAACGCAACTTCTACATCAGTATGGACTGGTGGAACGTCTAGTCTTACAGGTTCAGGAGGCTTCGTCGTAACCTTCTTAGACAACTTCGGTTTCGTCGGCATTTAATAACTTAATATTACAAAATTATGAGTACAGTATTTTCAGCAATAGATGTCGGTCAGAAAGTCGTTGCAAAGGAGCTTATCGACATTTTGAAGCAAAATCTAATCTACTATAAGACGGCTAAAATCCAAAAGATTACAGCCGGTTCAAATAGTAAGACTATGGTCTTCCGTGGCTTCAACAAGCTCTCACTTGCTACTGCTGCCCTTTCAGAAGGTGCAGTTCCAGTAGGTCAGAACTTGACGATGAACAACGTATCGGTTGTTCTCTCACAGTATGGTGATTTCACTCGTGTAACTGATATCGCAGAGTTCCTCTATGATCGTTCTCTCATCAAGGACGCATCAGATGTTCTCGGTATACAGGCTACAGAAACTATGGATACAGTATGTGTCAATGTTATCGGCGCAGGCACAAACGTAGTCTATGGTGATGGAACAGTAACATCTCGTCCATCAGTCACTTCAGCAATGAAGATGACAAGTACACTTATCGCTCGTGGTGTACGATGGTTGGAAACAAATAACGTCAAGAAGTTCCCACCAATGCCTATTATCGGTAACGCATTTGCGATGGTAACTCATCCAAACGTAGTTTACGATATTCGCCTTGATACAAACTTCGTTCAAGCCGTTAACTATTCATCTCCAAACCCTTCAAATACAAATCGTGGTGATTTGTTTACTGGTGAGCTTGGTTCATGGATGGGCGCACGCATTATCTCAACAACGGTTGCCCCTTCTTATGGTGCTGCTGGAAGTTCAGGTGCGTACGTTTATGGTTCTCTTGTCTATGGTGATGGTGCGTATGCAGTTTCAGAGTTCCAGGGTGGTCTCTCAACTTTCATTCACACTGGTGGAGTGCAAGACACATCAAACCCACTCGAACAGTTCTCAACTGTTGGCTGGAAGTGGATGGGTGCAGCTATCATTCTCGACAACAATCGTATCGTTCGTTTTGAAACAAGTGCTACTTTGAACGGAACTACAGCCTAGCTAAGTCCTTATGGGCTATCCCCCCTCTTAACTCTGTTACTAGGGGGATATAGCCCGAAAGGCATATTAAAAAAAATAATCAGCTTGCATCCAAAAATGTCGGCTTAAACATATGAAAGAAAAAAAAATCAGTCTCATGCGTTCGTTTGGTACAGAACAGTTCTCTCTTACAATCACACTCGATGAACAATCAGGGCAAGAAGAAATGGATAAAGCCATTGACCTTGCAAATACTACAGTTTTCAAAATGTTAAAGGAAACTGAAGAGCGTTCAATCAAAGAGCGTGAAGTGTTGGCAGCAAGTGCCAATCGCAGAGCTAGTTCACTCCAGTTACTTGAAGATGAATTGAAGAAAGAAACCGAAGCCAAGAAGTCGCTTGGTAAGGAAGTAGAAAAAGCTACTAAAGTATTCAATAAACAAAACAAATAACATGGCTAAACAAACAACAAAGACTGTAAACGATTCTTCTCCAATAGTTAATCCTCTTATCGTTGAAACTACAAAGCCAGTCAAAGAGCCAGCAGAAAAGATTATCGTCATGATTGACCCTAAGAGGACAAATGGCGGTATTCGAGTAAATGGGAAGCTCAAGGTAGGTAAGGTAGTCTGTCATTCACAAGAAGAAGCAGATGATTTGCTCCGTATTCAAGAGGAATATGCCGCTTCATTTGATAAACTTCGTGACCCTTCAATCAAACTACGAAATCAGTCTATTGAGACTTCACGCAAGGCTTTCATGGCTGATCCAGCACAATTTGCAGGACATCCACGCTTTACAAAGGCTTACGGCATGCTTGACTCATGGCAGTGGCAGTTTGTACCAGAAAACGATAGGCTCGAATGGCAACAAGAGAGAATGGGACTTTATAATTATTAAAAATTATGCAACAAATATATTCACCAAACCGAAGAAAAATGGCAAAGGACAACGGGAAGTATTTACCTAAATACAATATTCAAAGGAAACTAAATGTTTCTACTCCTGCTGCTGACAAGTTCTCACTCGGTAAAAATAACTCTATGAAAAAGACATCATCAAAAGCATTTCGTGGTAAGGCTACAAAGAGACGTGCTACTCGTGGCGGTGCTAAGACGAATTATACGTCAGCCGTCAAATCAGTAACATCAGGCCGTCCGGGTTCAGGCAAGACCTTTGCCTATAACTCAAAAGGAATCGACAAGCGTGTTCAGCAAGTAAGTCCAGCACAACGTGGCGCAGTTCGTGTTCCAATGGCTCGTGTAGCAATGAGTCCAATGAAACAAAACAAGAAACAGGTATCAAATGGTCCAAAAGGTATCGCTGCTTATCGCAAGAGTATCCGTAAGAGTATGGGGTATAATTCTTAATCAATCATGGCAACATTTAACAAGTTTAATCAATTCGTAGCAGACGTAGCAAACAAGGTACACAATCTTGGTTCTGATCAACTTGTTGTTGCCTTAACTGATTCTGTACCTGTCGCTACTAATACTGTGATAGCAAATATCACTCAAATATCTTATACAAATCTTTCGTCTAGAAATATCACTACCAATTCATCTACTCAAACATCTGGAACATATAATCTTATTTTGTCAGCACTTACACTGACGGCATTAGGAACAGTTCCACAGTTTCGTTATGTGGTTATATATAATTCAACTGCTGCTTCTGGTAATTTGATAGGTTGGTATGACATTGGTTCAGAGATAAACATGCTAACAAGTGCACAGTTAGCTATTACATTCGATGCGGTTAATGGACTGTTGAGTATTACATAAAATGGCTAGTCAAACCTTCACATCAACTCAATCTTGGACAGCTCCGGCAGGAGTAACTTCTGTCACTGTTCAGGCATGGGGTGCAGGTGGAAGTGGAGGAAGTGGAGGTAATACTTCTTCTGGAGGTGGTGGAGGTGGATATGCAACAAAAGCATCTGTTGCTGTTACGGCAGGTAACTCTTACACAGTCACTGTAGGTACAGGTAGTGCAGGATTGCATTTGGGAACGGGTACAGCAGGTGGAAATAGTAGTTTTCCTGGTGATGCTGTTACTGTCACCGCTACAGGTGGTTCAGGAGGAAACTTTAGTAACGGAGCTTCTTCGGGAGGTGTTTCAGGTGGTACATTTTCAGGTTCAGGAGTTACAGGATTTAATGGCGGTTCATCAGGTACAGGTTCATCTTTCGGTTTCGGTACTGGTGGTGGCGGTGGGGCTGATAGCGGTGGTAACGGTGGTTCTTCTAGTGCTAACAGCAATCCTGGTGGTTCTGCTGGTTCAGGCGGTGTCGCTGGTGCAGGTGGTGCTGGTACTACAAACTCAAACGGAGCAAATGCCGGCGCAGGTGTTTCTGTTGGAGGTGGTGGTGGTGGTTATGTCCCTCAAAACTCTGGTTCAACATCAGGGGCTGGTGCCAACGGTCAAGTCATTCTTACTTGGAACGCTGTGTATACCCTTACAGCTTCGGTAGGTGCATTTACTCTTACTGGTTATAACGTAACTATTGGTTCGCTATATAAATTAACAACCACAGTTGGACATTTTATTCTCACAGGTTATTCTGCTTCATTAAATTACTTTGCAGGGTGGGTTAAAGAGCCCATAGCAGCCGTAACTACTTGGATAGTATCAAAACTATGACGGTAATTGACGATATAAATGACAATATAGATGAGTTAAGTACTGAACAAAGTGATGTACAATCTACTGTTGATGACCATGAGAATAGGTTAGGAACAGTTGAGGATACTACTTCGAATATTGACCCAGAGAGAATCAATCAGCTTAACTTTCCACTGGATCAGGATACAATTGACCTTATCACAAGTCTTGTAAATACAAATATATTTTTGTCTGGTACAGTAACGCTCGTATATAATGGATCATTTTCACAAGCAACGATAACTAACATGAATATAACAGCTAATTCTGTTGGAGTAGGGACTATTATGAATGTATCGAATAATGGAGGTTTTTCACTCGCAGTTGCTAATCTAGGAAATAATCAGATTCAGTTTTCAGCAGGAGGAAACAATCCATATCAAGTAGCTTATATAATAAAACTATGATATTAAACGACACATCAGTAACATTAAATGGACTATATCAAGATATGTACTTCTTGGGTAAGTTTACATCTGCCACTTTTTCAACTGGTGACTTGAATCGTATCATCAATAAATACTATAAGATTTTGCAGGAAGATTTGCGCTCAATAAATGAGGATTTCTTCATGGTGTCAGCGACAACAACACTTCAACTCGATTCTGTATCAAATGGCACATATCTCTTTCCTTTAGACTACGAGAAAGTAAAAAGCTACTGGGTAGCTACTAATCCAGTTAATACATCCGCACCTTTATATACCGAGTTTGTAAGGTGCCTTGTAATGGATGCTAATGCTGTCGTAGACCCATCGTATGCCTTTTCAAATCCAACGATAATCAATTTTGGTAACTATTTTAAACTCGTACCACAATTAACTAATCCTGCTACTGGACCTGCTTTGTATCCTGTAACGAATGGCATGAAAATATACTATATTCAGCGACAAGCTGATCTGGTCAATCCGACAGATATTCCTAATATATTCTATGGATATCACGATGCAATTACATGGGGTGCTTTGATTGATGTTGCTCAAAGACTCGGTAAAGGTAATCTTGAAGAAAAAGCTACTGCAATGTTTGCACAGCGTAGAAAAGAGATGAAAGCAGATGCTTCTAATCGTATTCTTGACCCTGAAAACTCTATTGTGGAAGGTCAAGCCAATCAAGGTTCTTGGGGCTATCCATATGGAGGAAATCAATTATAATGGCTAAACCAAACTCAATCATCATAGAAAACTTTGGCAACATGAGACCAGATTTGCCTACTTTTTCTGCTAAAAATACTATGTATTCGGCATCAGGTGTTAATCCGGTTTACTACCTTGATGACAATACAAAGCAAGAAGAAATAATATTACCTTTGGCGGCTTCTGTTGCTAT